GCAGGTCTGTATAGATTTCTTGATCTTCATCTGAAAGTTGGGACAGCAGATGTTCTCGTCTTTGCTTTTCTTGGATTTGGAATTGTTCTACTACAGGTTTTAACTGTGAGTTTTCTTCCTTCATCTTTTCATACAAAGATTTAAACTCCTCTTTTTCTTCAAGCTGTTTTTGTTCTTGAAGTTTGAGGTTGTCTTTGAGTTCTTTCAACTCAGCTTCTGCTGCTTGGCTTCTTTGTCTGTATTTCTTGCTTTCTGCAATTAAATTACCTACTTCTGATTTTGCATCAGTATTTTCCTGTGTAGGAGTTTCTGCTACTGCTTGTTCTTCTACTTTTACATTTTCTTCGGACATTCTGCCCTCCTATTTTATTTACCTATTTTAATCTTGACAGGTTTGCTTTCATATTTCTTCACATTCCTATCAACGATTCTTTGCAAGAATACTGCAGATTTATCTCTATTCTTACCACTTAAATCTGCAATAACATACCCTCTATCTTCGTTGGCTTGTACGATAGTTCCTCTTTCATATACTAAGGTTGCTCTATCTTTTTTTCCTTCAGGTCTTATTCTTCTTGCTGTTTCACCACTTAATAACATGGTTACTCTATCACTCTTTCTAAATTTTCCTAATGCACCAGTTGCTTTCTTTGCTGCATAATCTTTTGACTTATATTTCTTGATACCATTCTGCATCACACCATCATTCATGTCTTTAACAATCAATCCTCTTGCATGAGAAGCTAATTGACCATAGTTGGTCTTAGTAAAGTTTGCTATATCAGATGCTTTCATTATACTGGTATCCATTCGTGTCTGCAGTTAAATCCACCACCATCTGCAAAACTTACAGGTGATTCTGCTTCTATTTCTGCCATTGTCATACCTTCACCTTGCATTTCTAATGTTGCTACACATACATCTCGTGTTACTTCATCATTCGGTCCTACATATTCAAACTTCTGTTCAGGTACATCTTCAAATAACTTTGCAGTAGTCGTTCTTGCAAATCGTGCAAAGCTATCATTTAACAATGCTACTTGTTGTTTACTGCTTAATACTTTACCTACTCCATAGGTTGCTGTAAGTCCTTCCATAATGTTTGCAGAACTTTGCCCTGTTAGTAGTCCTCTAAACATAGCAGTTTTTAATTCATTAGCATATCGTGTTACTCCTGATGAGATAGTTGATAAGTCTAATAGTGCTAATACTTCTATTGCTTGTACTGCTGTTACTCTTTGTTTATTTCGTTGTGCTGCACTTAATCCAGCTACTGTTGTTACTACTTGTTTATCATAACTTCCTTTTACTTTTTCAAGCAAGGCAGGAAATCCTAATCTATTCAGATCATCAACAAAGTCAATCTGTTGGAATGCTTGTGCCAACCCTGCATCATCTAACACTTCTAATCCAGCAAGAACTTTCGTAATCTTGCTAAGAAGTTTCTTTTGGATTTTCTCCATGTCTTTTTGATAGAAGTCTAATTCAGCCATTATTGTTGTGCTTTAATGATTTGGTCTACTAATGTTTCTTCTTGTGTTTGAGGTTGTTCCTCATCAATCTGTTCCACGATACCTTGTATTTCTTCTTCCTGTAAGTCAGGGTTTTTCTTTCTTAGATAAGATTGTCTTGTTTCTAAATCATTCTTAAATGCCCAATCATAGTATTTGATTTCTTCATCTGTACTCATAGGCACTTCTCTTTCAGCAAAATCTATACTGAACTGATCCCCAAGATTGATACCACCTGATACTTCACAGATTCTATTAGCAATCTCAAATTGTTGTTTCTCAAATGGTCTATAAATTTGTTCGGTATCACTTCTTAGTGCATCTTGTAAGTCCAGTTGGCTCATCTTTTTAGATAGTCCACTTTCTTGACTCTTATCTGCCCAGTTAATTCTTACATTGTTTGCTTGGGCAATACTATCTACCATATACTTAGTTGATTCAATCATCGCTTGAACATTTGCATTCGGTGTTGCATACTGGAAGTTTGCCCCTTCAGGTAATACTAATGCTTTGTCTTGTCCGAAGTTAATTCGTTGTTCAGTATCTAATCCTGTAAAGACTGGTTGTCCTAATTGGAATCTACCATGCAAAGCTAATTCTGTAAGCATAATGTTTATGGATCGCATACCATCTACAAGATCACTTGCCCCTTCTCTAAAGAAATCTCTTGTGAATGGGTGTCTATGTGCTATGTTAAATGGTAGTATATCTCCATAAGGATTCCTATCATCAGGAACAATAGAAGTAATCTTACCTCTACTGCTAATCATAAAGTGTTTGCCTTCCATATCATCACTATCTTTACTCCAAAACATATACTGTGCATCTTCTGTTCGTGCTTGTAGATGTGATTCTGCTTGATACATAATAGCAAAAGGTTCATCTTCATTTGGTTTAAAGAAAGGTGTAAAGAAATGGATTGGTCTATACTTTAGTTTCTTGTTTACATCGTCCCAATGAGTATATAGTGCTTCTGTACCTAATAAGTAAGTAAGCTGCTCAAATTGTTTCATAAACGAATCTAAGTCCCCAATGACATCATTGTACTTATCGTTATATCGTACTGGAGATTGTTGATATACTAATGCTCTACGACTAATGATGTTTCTTACAAGATTAATATACATTGGTGGAATTTGTGATAAACTATCACTATCAAAATATCCTTTAATGTCTTGTTCAAGGTTAATTCCTTCAAAGTAATCAAGAAGTCTTTCTCTTTGTTCCATTTCTGAATTGTGTCCTTCTTCAATCGTTTCCATCAGAAGATCATACAACATCTTTTCTGTTAAATTATAAATTATCATGTTTCATACCTTTTATAAAATTTTTGTTCATCAGACTGCATATTTTCCATATATCTGTCTGTAAACTCTTTAATGAGTTCTTTGTTTTCTTTATCTTCTTTTATACTTAATCGGTATCCCCATACCATAGCACTTATCATGCTAACTATAACCCCAACACAAAACCCTAAACTAAACTCTACCATTCTATCGCCTTTGCTTGTCCTTTGAAGCCATATCTGTAATCAACTGGATAACACAACGCATCTAAGAAGTGTGATAAGGTTTCTGTCTTTAATATCTGCCCATTCTCTAATGTACATAACTCTAAATCTCTAATAGTGTTCTTACACTTAGGATTGATAAACAATTTTTGTTTACCAGTAGCATCTTCTAACATCTTATTCAAAGCATTTAAACGATCCTTCTGAGTTGGGTTTGCTTTTTTGCTGATGACTGTAAACCCAGCTTCTTGTAATATCATGTGATCTGATTTTGTACTATTACTCGTTCTTGCTTTACCTGCTGGGTCAGGATATACTGGTAATCCTCTACCTTTTTCTTGCATTAGCTTAGCCAATTCAAATGTATTTGAGTTCTGTAATCCTATCTCATCAAACACATAAACTTCTCCAGCAGTATTCTCGCACATTAGGATAGCAGTCATATAAGATGCTACCCCAAAGTCGATTCCCCAAAACATTCGTGGAGATTTCTCCATTACTCTACAATGTATATCTCTACTAAAGTTATATGCTGCTCTATTTGCAGCAGTAAGAAAACTTGCAAGATATTCTTGTTGGAAAGTTCTCTTATCTAAATTCTTTTTAGCATTCTCTATTTCTTGTTCTGAAATAAAGCCACCATCTAAAGTAGTAAACTGCCAAGACTTATAATCACTATTCTGTGATTGCCCTTTAACAAATAGATCATAAAAGTGATTCAATCCACTCGGAGTTCCTACAAATAATGCAGATCCTTTGGTTTCTGCTAAAGTTGGTTGTATAATTTCACCCCAAACATTCTCTTTCATAAAAGCATACTCGTCCATCACTACCATCGTGGTTGATACTCCACGAAGTGAATCGGGTTTGTCTGCCCCTTTGAGTTCAATCTTTGCCCCATTGTTAAGAGTAATAGATAGTTCAGTTTCATTAATACTGACTTCTTTCTTTGCAAAAATGTCTTTGAGGATACTCCAAGATACCATCTTAGCTTGTCTATATGTAGGAAAGACAATCCATCTTCTTTCATTTTCTTTAAAAGGTTTTGACAATAAAAATAAAATTGAGAAATAACTTTTCCCCCATCTTCTTCCACATGATAAGATTTTGTATCTTGTCTTATCATTAAGGATTTCTTTTCTTGTGGCATCAATCGTCCAATCCATCTATATCAAATACCTTAATCGGCTCTTCTGAAATATCCTTGATTCCTATACTTTGACTTGGTTTGCCCAAGATTCTATCTGCCAAGAAGTTTACAGCAGTCATATTGCCACTTAATGCTTCTTGATATACTGTGTTTACTACATTCTCCAACATAGTCTTTTTAGTCTTTCCAACTGGTTGATTAGCTATTTCTCTAATATGATCATTTAATGCAAACTCTTTCGGTGGTCTACCTTTAGGATTACCTGATTGTCCTTTAACCCAACCTTTTCCAGTTACTCCACCTTTGAGTTTTTTATCGTTGTTCTTTGGTTGTTTAACAACCTTTTTCTTTTTTGTTTTGACTGCAGCCAAACTAATCACCCCACTATTTGAAGGTTATGTTCGTTATTAAAACGAAAGGGAAGGTGTTACCCTTCTACTATATAGGGAAAAAGACTACAAGAAACCCTTAGATAAGTCTTATAAATGCTTGTAAGTGTTGATATTGTTGATAAAGATTTTTTTTTGAGGACTACAAAAAACCCCCATATTTCAGGGGGTTGTTTGATTTGAGGTAGTATGTTTAATCTACAAATGAATTTCCTAACACTTTCTTACAATTAGCATCAAAATCACCATAGCCACCAAAGTATCTATCTAAGCTATCATAAACATTATCATTATCACCTGCTAATACATCTGCAACTATGTGTAATAAATCCATTGAGTAATGGTGAGTATTATAAGTGTAATAAGTATCAGTAGTATCTACATTCAAGCTGTAAGCATTATTGTCCCCAAAACACCCATAAAAACTTCTTTTGGCATTATATTTAAACTTTAGGGAAGTTCCAGTATATCCTCTACTTCCACCTGAAGTATAATATCTTACACCTTTAGATTTTCTTTGTTTAGTGCAATAGCTTGATGAACTATAAGTTTTTATACCTAAGTCATCTACAAGTCTTGCTATTACTTTTATTGAAGGCATTCTACCTTTATCATTTCTTTTTTTATAAAGACTTTTTATGACCTTTAAATTATCTTTGTTTAATTTCATTTTTAACTCCTTTATTTAATTAACACTATAGTATATGGAGTTCTAAAACCAATGTCAAGAGTTTTTGTAAAATTATTTTCTACGAAGCAAATGCTTAATTATGGTGGCTTGTTTGGATAGTTTTTTGATGGCTCGGTTATAGTAAGTCTTACAAGCCGATTCTGATATTCTCATATTAAATGCTATATCTGCGAAAGGTTTCTTGTATATAGTTCTGTCATAGAAAGTTTGATATTCTTGATCTGTAAGTTCTCTACCTGCTACTACTCCAGTTAGTACATATTTGAGTTCTTGTAGCATTTCTGCTTGTTCTTGTTCTACTTCATCTATTAGGTCTTGGTATGATCTTGCTTGATTGTCGATTGAGTTTTTCAAAACAATTCTCCTTGTACTTGGACTGCTTTTAGTCTTTTCTCTATAATGCCACAATAATCTTTTGATATTTCACTACCGATATAATCTCTATTATTTTCTATACACATTTTCGCAGTTGTCCCACTTCCCATAAAACAATCATATACGACATCTCCCTCATTACTCCAACTCAATATATGGTCTTGAACTAATTTTTCTGGAAATATTGCAGGGTGTTGATATGCAATATCATCTTTTGTGGTAAAACCTTTCCCATTATTATATTTCCAAATGTTTGTTCTAATACCAAACTCATTAATTGTTTTTCTACCTTTATTCGTAAGTGTTCCATTCTTTTCTCTCCTCGTTACATCTCCAAATGTTTGTGTTCCACCATATTTGTTTTTTTTGTCTTTCAGTAAGTTAGTTGTCTTTGGTTTTCCTTTTGAAAAAACAAACATATATTCAAAAGAGTTGAAATATCTATTTTTATGTGGTGGTGCAGTTCCACTTTTTTGATAAATTATTACATCATAAATGTCAAATCCAACTTTTTTGAAATAAAGTGCTTGTTTAAATGATGTTCCTGTTTTACTACCATTTACAGTAGCATCTCCAACCACCCAAACTACAACTCCACCTAAATTTGTAATTCTGTGTAGTTCATGCACTATTTCCTCAAAATCAAAATCATATCCATTGTAATCTCTTAAATTGTCGTATGGTGGAGAAGTTATAGTCAAATCAATTAAGTTGTCTTTCATTCTACTCATTGTATCTAAACAATTTTCATTATAGATATTGTTTTTCAAAATAGCTTTCCTTGCATGGTGGCATTTTTAATTCTTTTTTTTGCAAGTTCATAGTAATTTTCATTTAATTCTATACCAATGAAGTTTAAACCAAAACGATTTGATACTACACCAGTAGTTCCACTACCCATGAAGTTATCTAAAACTACATCACCTTTTTTTGATGCTACTTTTAATATTCTTTCAACAAGTTTTTCAGGCATTTGAGTTGGGTGTATTCTTCCCTCTTTTTTTGTAATGTTATGTGGAACATACCAAACACTTGAAAGTGGATCATCTATGCCACAATCATCATTTAGATAAATGTCATTACCTTTAGATAAATGATAAATAATTTCATAATCTAAATGAAATCTTGATTTTGTAGAATCAAAAGAACCTGCATATTTCCAAATAATAAAAGATTTAAAATTTAACTTTTTAAATCCTTCTGTAAATTCTATCCAATGTGGAGTAGATAACATCTTATTGAATGTTTTAGATTTAATATTAAAAAATATTTGTCCATTTGGTTTTGATATTCTTTCATATTCTAAAAAAACTCGTTCTAAAAATTCTGAATATAATTTTAAAAATAAAATATCTTTTCTTTGTGCAGCATATCCTGCACCATGTATGTCTTCATAAGGTGGAGAAGTAATAATTAAATCAACTGAATTATCGTCTAATTCTTTCATAACTTCTAAACTATCTCCACATAATATTTTATTTATAGCCATGCTTTTTGGCTTTGATTATAATATCTTTTACTGTGATATGTTGTTTTAATCTATGACAATATAGTTGCATAGATTCTTGAAGGTTTGGTTGTAATTCACCTATTGCACTTACATATTCAATATGATATATGTTATTTACTTTGCAATATACTAATATATCATTGAGTTCTTTTACTTTCATTTAAAAATCCTCCTGCAATTCAGGAAAGTGTTGATCTAAACCTTTTCTTCGTAGTCGTTCTATGATTCTTTTGTGTGTAGATACATTTTCTTTTAGTTCTTTATATTGAAATTTAATCCATTCTTTCAATAGGTATTGTGAATCATCTACTTGTATCATACCCATTTTTTCTTTGATTATTTCAGGCAACGATCCATCATATCCATTACAATAAAAACCTATGGCTTCATCATCTTTTTCCCAAAAGCCATCATGAGTACAACTGGTACTAATGTAATACCATAACACTTTTTCTTGTGCAGTTAGTTTTCTAAACCAACTCTTATTGTTTATATCTGCATCTAAAAATCTTTTTCTCATCTTTTATTCTCCTGAATTTTTAGTAATAGTTTAAACATCTTCCAACCCCAATTCAAGTCTTTAATCTTGTAATGGTGTTCTTCATAGACTCCTTTTTCTTCTTTGTCCAATTTAAGAAGTATTGCACCTTTTATGTCATAACTAAGATTTTCTTTAATAAGTTGTCTATAAGCACCCAACTGGATTAAAAATTCATCATACACACCTGTACTGGTTTTCCAATCACAAATAACAAACTTTCCATTGACAAAACATAAAGCATCAAAAGTTCCACCAAATTGATATTTTTCTGATACTAATTTCATTTCTGTTTTATCAAAGTCTACATCGTTATCTTTAAACCATTCATAAAATGAGTAGTATGCAGTCTTGGCTTGGCTTATTTCATTAGCTGTATATCCATCTAAATTAACTGCACCACCCTTAATAAATTCTTCAATCATAATGTGTGCAAGTGTACCGATTCTACCAGCTTCTTTTAGTAGCTTCATAGAATCTTCTCCATTTAGACAATGCTTTCTTGTCCAACCAATCAATGCACCTTTATTCCAACCTAAGTTTCCATTAATAATAGTTGTTACAGATTTAAGTCTTTTGTCATTTTTGTTTTTGTAAATTGTATGGCTCATTTTTTTCTCCTTTCATCGTGTATATAAAACTGCATAATCCAATTATCACAATTCATCTTTCGCATTTTATTATCTGTAAACAACCACCAAGCACCATACTTTTTTCTTGATTCTTCTTGTAGCTTTTGTCCTTCTTCGTTATAAGGATTAACTGCTTTTACTCTCGCCATTCTTTCTTTAAATGTCCCAGCATATTTGCCGAATTGATCATAAGTGGGGTGTGATTTGGCTTTTCGTTGTTGCCAAGCTATTTCTCTTTTGCTTAATACCATTTTATTCTCCTATTTTGATAGTTTATGTGTTAAATCTTCTACTTCTTCTTTTAATGCTTTGTTGGATTCTTTTAGTTCTTCCATTTCTGCTAATAATGATAGCCAATCAGTAAATTGCATTGTTGCGTAAAACTGTGCATTCATCTTAAATACATTTACTGGTGTTTTTGCTACTGGACAATCATCATCTATTTGTTCCCACCACTTAGGAATCATCAATTTTTTCTGATCCTTAACTTCAAAATGATAATCGTAAGCAGCAGAATCAGGATTTATATCTATAATGTCCCCTTTGATTGACATTCCACCTGATTGGGGTGTTCGTCTTACATTTGTTCCTAAGTATCTATTAATTAATTTAGCAACTTCTCGTTCTGCTCTTTTACCTTTGGCTTGTGAATTAATTTTTCCCATAGTTTTTTGCTTCTACCCTTTCCAACAATCTTTCAATTTTTCTAAATCCTAACACATGACTATCAGTAGGAAAAAAATAATCCCAATGACCACCTTTATTGTTTTTCCAAAATGCGATTGCTAATGCTATTTTACCTGAAGTTTTTTTGAAGTAAATAGCAGCAACCATTTCGCTTAATGGTTGTATAAACTCTACTGTGAATGTTTCTTTATTAAAATTAAATTCACGATTTGGATTACTAAATGCTTTTGCTATTTCTTGTGCTTTGAGATTTAATTTTTGTACTCTATCTTTTTTCATTTTTATCTTGTGTTTTTTTTAAAGCAGCATAAGCAATAAATCTTATATCCTCAACATTTTCAAAATAAATATCCAAGTATCTGACACTATTGAATATATGACCTTCTTGCTCTTTTTTGCTTGATGATTCATAATGCTTATGTTCGTCATGATACAAATATTCTATAACTCTTTTAATGTGATGTAGTGCATTTTTAGTTTCCATTTTATTCTCCTTTAAATATAGTTTGTTGTATTGGTGTATTTTCATCAACTTCATTTCCCCAAAAATCCCAGTTTTCAAATCTTTGTCTTGCAAACAATTCTATTTTTGGATCATAAGCCATTCTATCAATCATATCTCTTGCTTCCATGGGTTTCTTAGAATGCTTTGTTCTTTTTGCGTGAATAACACTACTTATATTTCTATACTTTGGTTTTAAATTACCCCTTACACCAAAAAGACATAATTCGTGTTGTCCCCTAAAATAATATCCTATACCAAACCTATCTTTTACCCAAACAAAATTTGTAACATAACGAAAACCCCATTCTTCCATTACTTCTATGCCATCTTTTAAAAAATTGTTTGTAACCCATAAAAACAACCAACAATTATCATCTGCAATTTCTTTTACTGGTAATGCTTTTATGTCCTTTGTTTTCATTAAATTGTAATGTTTATTTGCACCCCTAATAATCTTTCCACCACCGACTTCTGCCCAAGGTGGATCAGCATAAATGGTTTGATATTTTTTATCGCTTATTTTCATTTTTTTTCCTTAAATATAAGGCAAGAGAGTGATGCTCGTTTTTCATATATTTGCTTTCGCTTATCGTGAAATTTCATCTTGCCTTATCTTTAGCAATTTCTAATAATGCTATTAATTGAGCATTTCCCATTTGATTAAATAATTCATCAAATAATTTAGGTGGAATTTTACTTCTTTCGTATGATCCTTTCAATCCCTGTGTTCCTGTAATGCTACCTCTTGGTGCTGGTTGATGATGACATTCCCTATTTCCATTTTTGCACATAGGTTTTGGTTTCCAATTAAAATTAGTCCAAATATCAGTTGGTTTCATTCTCATATCACCATAAGAACAATAAGTAACAGTATGTCTTGGGAACTCATTCATCATTTCTTGTTTTCTTAATAATCCTCTTGGATTTTCAATAAAATAAAACATTGGTTTTACTTGTTTTATAATTTCAATAGTTTTTTCTATAATTCTAATACCTTCTTTGCATCTTTCAGTTTTTGGAGTTCTATCTTTATTCCAATGATAACCACAACTTGCAATAGAAAAAGTAGTACAAGGTGGACTTGCCCATATTACATTTGGTTTACCACCAAGACTTTCTATGGCTTTATCTATATTGAAATCAAATATATCGCATACTTGATCTATCTTTTCAAAATCTTGGTTGTCGGTGGTGTATGTTTTAAAGCCATAAGATTCAGCAACCTTACTGAAACTTCTACTTCCTGCAAATAGTTCTAATGTTTTCATAAAAGGAGAAAGGGACAACTACTATTCGATTGTGATATGTTAATTAAACAAAAGAGTATAAGAAGTAGTTGCCCCATTTTTTCCTTTAAAGTAATATTATTAGCCCCACAAACATAAATGCAAATATTCCAAGTAACAACCAAATAATTGTAAGTAAAAGCAAGAATATAATTTGCTGATTACTCATCATTAAAATGGTAAGTCATCTTCATCTACTACTACTGGATTAGAAGGACTACTTGCATCTATTCTTTGTTCTTGCAGTCTTGCAAGATTGTTATCTACTGGAGTATTAGGTTTGTTTTCACAAGACTCTACCCAACCTTCTACTCTATTAAATTCAGAAACAAATTGTTCTTTAGTCCACATCATTCCATTAGCAATATACAGTTTTACAACATTATTAAAGATCATTCCAAATCTTGCACCATTGGTGTAAGTAGTATTGGAAGTATTAACTTGTTGTTTTAGTGCTTTATCTTTTTGAAGTTGTTGTTCAAACTCATTTACACTTTTCTTTACATTCTCAAATTGAGGATTAGCAGATTCTTTACTAACCTTTTCAACTTTCCAGTAATTACGAAGTTGCCCTTCATTTGTGGTAAATTGTTCCCAACTTAGTAAGAAGTCATCTCCAGTTGATATTAAGTCCAACTTTCTTTTAAGTGAATCAGTAGCATCTAAAGTTAATGCTTTACCATCTTCCAATACTTCATACTTAAAGGTATTGAACTTTTTACCTTGCCATTCTTTTTCTTCATAGATACCACTTGAATTTAAAGTTAATCTAAGTTGTCCACCTATGTTTGCTTTTAGGTCTTTTAAGTT